GATGATATGATGGAAACGCTGACCGAAATTGCCTATACAGGCGATACTCTTCCTGTCCTGGACACCAAGACAAAAGGGGCGATTTCAAGAGAATGTACAAAGCGCGGACTCAATACATCATCCACGACGACAGTGTCGCACGAGGATCAAGAGGATAGTGATGACGAAGACCTGAACAACTAACGACGTGTTTGCGTAGATGCGCGAACAGCATTATTCATGGGTGCTCTCACAGGCAAGGGTTTCTTGGGTCGACCTGGTGCGGCCTTGTAAGGAGGATGACGCCCAGCAACAGGCTTTTGTGGAACACGAGGTTTCTTCTGGGCGACGGCAAATCCTTCTGCTCTATAATACACCATTAAAGCACAAGATGCTAGCAATATTGCTACAACAAATATTAAAAAGATATGGGAACTTTTCATCTTCTACACTTTGTATATATTTTTGCATAGAATGCAAAGATATATTGTAATAACTAATTATGCAGTTAGATGCTTACATACGAGCAGGGAAGCCGACCAGGTTGGCGCCCAGACCGAAGCCTGCACCCTGGCGAGCCGTCAGGCCAATGGAGGGAGACAGCAGGTCAAGGATGGCAAAGACAGCGGCGGCGACGAAGGCAACCACGACAATCTCCTCCACATCGGGGGTCTTGCGGGGGATGATGGTCATTGCAACCGCAACGGCCAAACCCTCGAGGAAATACTTGATAACACGTGTCACGAGTTCAGAGATAGATAGGCCGTCCATGAGATCTTTATACCTCGGGGGCATAAAAAAATTTTTAGCCAACTGAGTTTAAATCTAAAGCGAGAACTATGTTCTACATCCAGAAGCCATGTCCACAGAAGAGGAAAAGAAGGAGGTGTATTTGGAGGCCGATAAGGAACTCCCCGGACAGCATTATGTAGCCCTGAGTTTTCTCAGCCCCAACAAGGTGCTGGAGAATAAGGACATCCACTTCTTTTCCGAGTTCATCAAGGATTATGAACTGCAGTACAAGGTGAAGGCTACAGAGTCCTTCATTATGAAGAAGGTCGGTGATCTACAAGCCTCTTTGTCCAAGATTCAGGATGCCTTTGAACTTGCAAAGTCGGGAAAGACGACGGTCGAGGTCACCGATCTGAGTGGTGTCTCAGACATCCTTGCAGAAGCCCGGAAGACTCTCACAAGCACCACGGTCGCGGATCTCGAAGCGCACGTCAAGGCCGAAATGTCTGACTTCCGTGTTAGCAAGATCAAGGATGACTATGAAACCTTTATGTACAAGAACAAGAAGAAGTTGGAAGACGATTTCTTCGCTGCCAATAGTTTCCGTACTACGATTCAAGGACTTAAGGTGCGTGGCGTGTACGATACCTACAATGAGGCTCTTAACAGAGCCAAGACCCTTCAGAAGTTGGACCCCTCCTTTAATGTGTATGTTGGTCAGGTAGGCTTCTGGCTTCCTTGGGATCCGGAGCCACACGCCGTTGCAGACCAGGAGTACGCAGATGAACAGTTGAACACGCTGATGAAGAAGTATCGCGAGAATGAGGCCACTCGTGACGAGTTGTATGCTGCTGAGAAGGTCAGCCGTATGGGGAATGCAAAGGTGAAGGGCGCGCCTGCGAAGAGTACCGCGCAGATTGGAGCCGGTCCTACCACGGAAGATGTACCCAAGTCTATGTTCGACACCGAGGACCTCGGAATCGCTCGTCGTCGCGAACGCCTTGAAAAGAAGGTAGAAGAGAAGGTGGAGGCGGCTGTAGAGGCAGTGGCCAAGAACGTTGTCACACATGCCTAAATAAGTATTTTTTGTACAATAAAATGAATTTTATAAAATGCATCTTATTGGTCTAAAGTTTTATGAACAAAACAAAATCAGAATGTTTACGACTCTTTCAGAAACAGAAGCGTACTACAAATCAGGGCCTGATGACAAGCACAAGGTGTTGTACGAGACCTTTGGTCAAAACATTACCGAGAAAAATCCGACTGTCGCAACGTCCTTTGAAGCAGGAGACGGCTTTGGCGAACTTCCCTTTTGTTGGCAGTGGAGTCTACTCGTAGACGCCATGACACCAGGCTTCAAGTTCTTGGAAATAGGCGTCTACAAGGGCCGTACGCTCGGTGTTGTACAAATGCTCGCCAATCAAAGTGGCAAAGCCTGTGACATCTTTGGTCTCACTCCTCTAACAAATGTGGGGGACAAATACAGTGCTTATATAAATGAACCTTACGGCCCTGCGATTTCAGCGAATCTTGTCAAAATGGGACTGAAAGAACCGATCAACATTCAACTCATTGAAGGACTTAGCACAGATTCGGCTGCAATGACGACCGCACAGAAGGAGGGGCCATATGATATTGTGTACATCGATGGCGGACATGATTACGATGTCGTGTGCCATGATATTACAACCTTTGTGCCCCTGATCAAATCAGGTGGCTATTTGGTGATGGACGACGCCTCTCTTCATCTTGAGAATCCCTATGGACGATTCCTCGGTCATCAAGATGTCTGTAACGCCATTAAGGACAAAATAGATGGACGCAGTGATTTAACCCACCTCTTTGCTGTAGGTCATAATCGTGTGTGGCGCAAAACTGCGTAATATTATATTAGTATTCAATTCCTAAGAAGGTCCTTTTGATCATATCATCCGGCGGATTTACACTATATCCTTCAATTGTATAGTTTAGTGAATAACCACCCATTAAGGTAGTGCTAAAGTGCAACCGGATGTTATCCGACTTTAACACTAATGTAATTTCATTATATTCGTCGAATTTCTTATATCCAATCTTCTTCAAATGGGTGATTAAGGGGGCTGAAAAGGTTTCGTTCTTTAATTCGTCTCCTATAATCCGAATCATTCCGTCTCGCACCTTTCGACTCGTCAAATGAAAGTCCTGCTTCATAGTGCCGATTGTCTTTGTGTTCATGGTTGTGTTCCCTACTGTCTTGACAGATCGGTTCAATTTTCTCGTGTGAAAAAAATTGGACGAGTTCTTGATGTGTTGGGACAGAGCAAAATGCCCACCTTGTATCTAGTTCCCACATCAGCAGAAGCAAAGGCGATTTATTCCGCAGTGCGAGAGGCGTATCTTTCTAAGCCAATAAAGGAGCGTGATGCGGGATTTGATTTAGTCACCGATGAAACAACAGTTCCAACGAGAGCCTTTGGACATTCGCTTCTCCAACAGACTTCCGCTGCACTGTATGATGATTTGAAGGGAACCTTCCGTGCGTTCTGGCTTCTTCCACGTTCTTCTCTATCCAAGACTCCCCTACGTCTCTCCAATTCCGTTGGTTTGATTGATGCAGGGTATCGTGGCACCTTGATTGCGAAAGTTGATAATCACGGATCCACCGATCTACCCGTAGCAAAGAACACTCGTTACTTTCAAATAGCGGCACCCGATCTCCTCCCTTTTGATAACATTCAGATTGTGGATGAAATTCCAGGAGGTGCCACCATACGAGGTGCCGGTGGATTTGGAAGCACAGGTCTTACAACGTCTTCCACTATACCTGGAATACCAAGTACACCTAAGGCAGACGAACCAAATACTATAACTTATTTCGGCATCTAAAGTAATGGACGCAGATCTTGCCTTTGTCGAACAAACACTCTTTCAGATTTTTCTATGGATTGGCTTGTGGGGCTTAGTAGAACTCAGTCTCACAAAGTCGTCCATTTTCAGTAAAGGACTTGTATACTCCTTATTTGTTGTGGCATCTTTTTACTTTTTACATCTACGAGGACACGCGGCGAAACTTGCGAGTCTTTAAGTTCTTCCTTTTCACAGACTTTTTCATAGGATTTGTCATTGTGAACGCACTGTTATTTTTCTTATTCTTCGGCGCATTCGTAAAAGGGTTTTTAGATTTGTTACGAATGATTGGGGCTGCTGCCGATGACGAAGGCGCCGATGACGAAGACGCCGATGCCGATGCTGAAGAACTTGGAGTTTGAACTACGGGCGACACTTGTCCGAATCCAGCAAAATTTTTAGAAGTCAGCATGCGTAGACTTTGCTTCGGCGTTGCTCTCAGAGCAGAAGAGTGCTTTGCTGTTTCTACTCCAGTGCTTGATGCATGCATGCGAGTGGATAAGGCTCTTTCTGTAGAACTAATGGATCCTGATCTAGGCAGTTGTTCTCTATAGAATGAAGAACTAGATGCACCGGAACCAACAGAACCAACAGACGCAACATTGGACACATTTCCGTACTCGATCGAATTGGAAGAAAGTACAGATACCCCTGACAAACGACGAGATCGATTGTCATTGTTATTCACACCAATCACATCATAATTTGAAAGTGTCGGTGTGTTGGATGCAGTCGATGCAACGGAGGATCGTCTAGATCCTTCTGTAGTAGCAGGCGATATGGATCGAAGTGCAGATGTGCTCGTGAGGGGGTTCACCTTCTTGTACGAAGGCATTCGATTGAAGGACATTCTTAGTTAAGGTTTCGAAAATATTCACGCGCAATTGCTCTAATATTTCTTGACCTGTACAACAGGGCCCTTCGTACCTCCCGTCGATGATGTTAAAGTCGGTGCTGTCTCTCCCGCTGCTTCCGCCGCTTCCTTCTGCCTCTCGTACTCTGCGGATCGGATCCATTGCTCCCTCGATCCAATCTTAAAATCCGGATGGGACTGTGCCTTGTACCAAAAGACACAATCCTCGATCTTGTTTGTCTTTGCTCCGTTGTGAATGACCAGACATTCGTAATCCTCCGTACACTGATCCATAATCTGACAGAAGAGTTCAAAGGTCGGAAAAATACCGGCAAACTGTTCGTAAATCTTACGACGAGCACTGACTTGATTCTCTCGTAAAATGAACACATAATCGACCTGACCTCTGAGAACAGGCGGAATGCCCATCACATACTGTAAGGCCAAAATGTATAGGAGACCATAGTGACGACCATTCATAAACAAAGAACGAATAAACTTGTCATTCAACCATTTTGTATCGTACATACAGTCATCCATCACAATGAAGGCTCTGCGATCCAACGAAGAAGACCCCCTAAGTTCCACTTCTTTCCGGATTTGCTTTGTGATGGCATCTTGACGCTTCAATACATTCGCAATTACCGATGAGTTGAACTCGTCGTGAATGAAGAGCGATGGGACAATAGTGGAATAGAAAGCATTTGCACCCTCTGTACCGGAAATAACAGTTCCGATAGGAAAGCGTTGTTTGTACCACATCAAATCCTTGATAAGCCACGACTTGCCCGTACCTCGACGACCGATAAAGAGAACCACAGAATCGTCCGGAACCATATTCATATTGAATTTGGACAGACGAAGATTCACGGTGGGTCGGGGAGTCTCTGGATTACTCCCCATGGCTGGTAGAATAGATGATAAGGTAGACATTCTCTTATTCTCTTCCTGTGATTGTAATTTTGTCAGAAACGCGCTGTGCATGTCTTTAGCGGCCATGTCTTTAGCGGTCATGCCTTTAGCGGTCATGCCTTTAGCGGTCATGCCTTTAGCGGTCGCGGACAAGCCTTGAAAACAGAGTCCGCTGCTACACCAGATGCCTCCCAAGATTGTGAAAAAACCACTCAAGTTGGGAAAACCCAAATCCAACAACACAGTGAGTCCTGCACTCAAAGAACTCCCCTTTACACTGCCTATCTCTCATACAGGCATCCCGTCTGTATTGTTGGATGGCAACACCGAATTTACGCAGGCACAACCCTTCTTCTCGGCTCTCGAACGAGTGGCTCCGGATTTATCCAGTCTCAAATACAAACAATGTTGGACAGGACTGTCGGGAGATCTTATTACTGATTTTACGCAAAAAGATCCAGATTCTCATTTCTTGTGGTCTCTCAAACTGAAGGACGGTTCCGAAAAGCCCGTCTTTTTGAAACGAGCCCACTTGCTGGATCCTATCAGTTATATGTCAGGAACCTACTTGACTCCTAGTTACGGTGGACTTCCTGCTCCCTCCGAGCCTTGGCGCACCGCTTGTGAAAAATTAAACGATCCAAACAACGAAGCCTACGTGGATTCCTTGTTTGCTCTTTACGCAAATCAACTTGTTGTAAACAAGATCAGTCCTCACTGGTGTCAATGTTACGGAACATTTGCGGCATTAGCAAACACCTACCTGTACGACATCACCGAAGAGTATGACTCCCTCAAACAGAATCCTTGGTGGCATCGCAATCAACGGGCGGGACTTTTCAGTATCTTTCACGACGAGGACGACGAAGATTCCAGTGGGTTCAAAGCGATTGCAGACAGCGAAGGAACGGATTTGGCTGGCGAGGACTTTCAGGAACTAACAGAAGATCTTGTAAGTTCTGCCAGCACAAATGTGATAACTGTGACAGAGGATCTTACGCCTAGCAATGAGAAACCTGTGCGTCTTCGTACGCCTAAGATCCGGTTCAAGCCTCTTGTGTCTTCCGAGGGAGATGATGATGAGGAGGAAGATGACGAG